AGGCTATCTACACATTTCAAGGAGCTGATCCTACAACCTTTATTAATTTATCTGGTGTTAATGATCACCAGACACAGTCAAGAAGAGTACCAAAAGCTGTACACAAAGTTGCTTTATCTATTTTAGAAAATATAGATGAGAGAAGAGAAAAAGAATGGAAACCTAGAGAAGCAGAGGGCTCTGTATTTGAAAATTTAGAACTAGAAGATTTACATTTAGGTTCTGGACAATGGATGGTGTTAACTAGAACCAACGAACAATTAAAAAAATTAGTACCTTTCTTTCAAGAGTCTGGATACAGATTTGATTGTAAATTTAATGATTTACTACCTCCTGAAATTATAAAAGCAATTAATGATTGGAATAGATTAAATAAAGGAGCCAGTATATCTGGAGAAGAAGCTCAAAATATATACGAGTTTTTAAAGTATGAAAAAGGAGATGTCCAATATGGGTTTTCTGGAGGCAAGTCTTTAGAGAATGTAGACTCAATAACAATAGATGAATTAAAATTAAATCATGGGCTAAAAGTATCTGGTGGTTGGGATGTATTAAGATTTAAAGATTACCAAAAAGATTATATCAAGGAGCTAATGACGAGCGGCGAGGATCTAGGTAAGCCTGCTAGAATAAAATTATCAACAATACATTCTGTTAAAGGTGAAGAATCAGAGAATGTAGTTTTGTTTACAGACTTGGAAAGAATTATTTACGAATCAGCACAAGTAAATAAGGACACAGAACATAGATTATTTTTTGTTGGTGTAACACGTGCAAAAGAAAATTTATTCATAATGAACCAAGGTTATGAATATCAATATAACATAGGAGAAGAAATAATATGACAGATAAAGATATATTTAAGGAATCATTTCCTCAATACACTCAGGTAGGCGGGAATCACTACACTAAGTTTCCCATTCAACCTTACGAATTCATTTCTAAAAATGATCTTTCGTTTTTTCAGGGCAACGTTATTAAATACGTTTGCAGGTATCAACGAAAGGGAGGAGTAGAAGATTTAAAAAAAATTGTTCACTATTGCCAATTAGAAATGCTTAAGATAAAAGATATGAAAAAGAAATAATCTGAAAAAGAAACGTAAGAAAGATTCCGGAAGACAATGGGATGGTAAGTCTAGAATATCCAATGATACTTATAGACAACGTTGGGATGAAATTTTTGGAAAAAAAGAAAAAACTTTACATGAAGAATTAATGGAAGGTTACGAAGAAGAAAAGAGAAAAGAAGATGGCAGCGACTAAAGCTAGAATTAGCAAAGATTTAGTGATTGGTAAAAAGTATAAATTTCGTTTAGAAATTTATTTAGCTTTAGAAGGTCACGAAGATGTTTGTTGGGAAATATTTCCTCAAGATTATTCATCTTGTTTGTATGCTTTTTCAAATAAAAATAAAATAGATGGCATAGTAAAAAACAAGTACATCTATGAACCAAAGGTAAACTAAATTATGTTTAAAGCGCAAACAGAGTGGACTTGTCCTGATACATTTCCTGATCTATCTAAATATGAATACGTAGCAATCGACTTAGAAACCAGAGACCCAAACTTAAAATCTAGAGGATCTGGTGCAGTTATAGGGGATGGAGAAATAATTGGTGTAGCTTTAGCTGTAGAAGGGTGGTCTGGATATTATCCAATAGGTCATAGAGAAGGTAATTTAGATAAGAGAATAGTTTTAGACTATGTTAAAGATGTTTGTAAAGCGCCTAACACAAAAATTTTTCATAATGCTATGTATGATGTTTGTTGGTTAAGAGCATACAATATTCCAATAAATGGTTTTATAGTAGACACGATGGTAATGTCATCTTTAATTGATGAAAATAGATTATCATATGCTTTAAATAGTATTGCTTTTGAATATCTTAGAGAAGTTAAAGATGAAAAGGGCTTAAGAGAAGCAGCAGAAGCTGCGGGTGTAGATCCTAAGTCTGAGATGTATAAGCTACCTGCAATGTATGTAGGTGGTTATGCAGAAAAAGATGCTGAACTTACTTTAAGATTGTTTAAAATTTTATCGGTAGAGATTCAAAAACAAAATTTATCTGAAATATTTGATCTAGAAACACAGCTATTTCCTTGTCTAATAGATATGAAATTTAAAGGTGTTAGAGTAAACGTAGAAGGTGCACAAAAATTAAAACAAGACATGTTAAAAGAAGAAGAGGCGCTACTATTAGAAGTAAAAAGGCAAACAGGAATTGATACACAGATATGGGCAGCAAGGTCAATTGCGAAAGTTTTCGACAAACTCGATTTAGACTACGAAAGAACACAGAAAACACAAGCACCCTCCTTTACTAAAAATTTTCTATCTGAACATAAACATCCTTTAGTTCAAAAAATTGCAAAAGCAAGAGAAATAAACAAAGCTCATACAACGTTTATAGATACAATTTTAAAACATGAGCATAGAGGACGTATTCATGCGGATATAAATCCTATTAGATCAGATCAAGGTGGAACAGTAACTGGTAGGTTTAGTTATTCAAATCCTAATTTACAGCAGATACCTGCTAGAAATAAAGATTTAGGTCCTAAGATAAGATCATTGTTTTTACCAGAAGAAAATCATACCTGGGGTTGTTTTGACTACTCACAACAAGAACCAAGATTAGTTGTGCATTACGCAGCTACAACTGATCCTATTATGTATGATCAATCTGTAACAAACATAGTAGATAAATTTAAAAGTGATTCTGTAGACTTTCACCAAACTGTAGCTGATATGGCAGGTATATCTAGAAGCAATGCTAAAACAATTAATCTAGGTTTGTTTTATGGTATGGGTAAAGCAAAACTACAAGCAGAGTTAGGTCTCTCTACAAAAGAAGAAGCAGAAAATTTATTTAACCAGTATCATGAAAATGTCCCTTTTGTTCGTGAACTAATGAACCGGACTTCTAGCCATGCTCAGTTTTCTGGTTCAATTGGTACATTGTTAGGTCGTAGATGTAGATTTAATAAATGGGAACCTTCAACATTTGGTATGCATACACCAATGTCATTGGAAGAAGCAGAAAGAACTTATGGAAGAGGAAGAATAAAAAGAGCTTTTACATACAAAGCTTTAAATAAATTAATTCAAGGTTCTGCAGCTGACATGACTAAGAAAGCTATGTTAGATTTATATAAAGAAGGTATTATACCTCACATACAGATACATGATGAATTAGATATTTCTATTGAGTCAGAGACGCAAGCTAAAAAGATAATTGAAATTATGGAAAATGCTGTTAAACTAGCTGTCCCAAATAAAGTTGATTATGAATATGGTAATACTTGGGGTGAAATACATGGGTAAATATTATGGCATATTTAAACGCAAACATTCCTCCAATTTATTGCAAAGTAAGGAAGGAGTATCTTTATGATCTTAAAAAACATCAAGGAGATTTTATTGACTGTGTTATCTTTGGTCTGGTCTCTATTTCAGGTCGCGCACTCTTATTTAATATCATGCTACCCAACGGTGCGTGCTTTTGGCGTTTACCTATATCAGCATTTTTTCAAAAAGAATTTGAAAGAAAAGACGTGCCAGATATGCGAGTGGATCAACTCGAACTGTGGAACTGCTTTAGTTATTATCCTAGTGTCCATTGTTTTGATTGGTTGGCTGGTATAAATGGCAAATATTTAGGTAAAGATAAGAAATTTTATCATGGACAATATCTATTCACTGTTGATTGGGCTCATCCAGAAACTAATATCCTTGATACGGAGCACTCTGAGATTCCTCAAGAACACAAGTGTGCACATATATTGGCTCTTGCTAACGGCAATTATGCAGCTCAGCCTAATAATCGTATTTTGTGGCATGTTAATAGCTACACTACTGATACATCTTGGCCTGACTATACGGTCCAAAATACTTACTGGGATGTCGAAGGTTCAGATTGGGTTACGGAAGATAGTGACAAAATGTTTTACGAAATAGAAAAAAAAGAAGATTGATCCTACATTAGAATTCCTATAAACTAGCGGCGAGAGTCTAGGGGCTTTGTTAGCGCACTTAGACAGAATAGGATAAAAATGAGTAAACCACTAAACATCGGAGAAGAGGCAAAAGTTCAGATGCCAATGAAGACGGTAGCTAGCCTGATCGTGCTCGTCGCAATGGGCGTGTTCGCTTATACCGAGCTGACTTCAAGATTAGTATCTCTAGAGACATCAAGAGAACTATTTCAAAATGATTTGTTAAAGAAATCAGAACAGGTGCCTGTTGATCAAGAGCAAATATTTTTAATTGAGGATTTGTACAAGTCCGTTGAGAAAATGGAAGAAACTCAAGAAATGAACATGACTAACAAAGTCAATATAGAATTTTTAAGAGAACAATTAGATAAAGCGTTAGTTGATATTGAAGATTTAAAAGATAAAGTTAGAGCTAACGGAAAGACAGCGCATTAATGGAATTAATTATAGCCCT